AGCTGCCTTTCGATGAGACGGCCTTTGACTTCAGAGAGAGGGGCGATGGTGATTTCGCCCTTCTCGAACTTGACGGCTCATTCTGTCGGATTTGCGATGGCTTCCAACAGTGTCCAGATCATGCAGCTTGCACCTTCCGGTGTCCGATCTCAAGGGTTTCGAGGTTACGGACGGGGATCATGCCTTCAAGGCGCTGCACAACGGTCTGCGACGGCTGCTTGACAGGGGCGGCAGGGCGAACAGGGACGACGGGGACCGACGTTTCCTCGCTGCCCTTGCGGCGGAACAGGCCGGCAATGAATATCGCCAGACCGGGGAGGCCGGTGCCGACGATCGCCATCGCAAGGTTCACAGACTGCGTGGTCGAGGCGCTGATGAAGCTGCTCGGCTGAAGCGATCCTTGACCGACGAGGGCAACCACGTTCGCCAGGAACTCGTTCTGATGCACCACCGGGCTAGACTTGTGTTCGGTCGAGTCGGCCTTGTCACGGGCCTTGTCGAGGATGCGCTTGGTCGCCTCGATCTGCTTGGTCAGGTTGGACTTCTCTTCGGCCAGGGCGATCTTGGTCGAGAGGTCGTCGCGTTCCTTGGTGCGGGCGAGGCACTTGGCCTTGCAGCCACCGCGGGCGGCTTCCTGCTCGATGGCGAGGTTCGCACTGGCAAGCTGGGCACGGAGAGCGTCGGCGGTCACGGTTGCGACCCAGGCGTTGTCCGCTTCGAGCTTGGCAAGGCGCTCCTGCCACATCTTGAGGTTCGTCTTGTCCTCGGCAACGCGCTCCTGAGCGCCGTCATACTTGACGTTTTGGACCTTGGTTTCCGAGATATTGTGACCGCGAAGGCCAGCGGTATAACCAGCGTGGCTGTAGAACTCGATGGCGAACAGCGGCACGCAGATGATGGAGAGGATGACTGCGGTCGGCTTGCGGTTATCCTTCCACATTTTGTAGGCGACCTCTGGGCCAAAGGCCGTCACGACCGAGAGCAGCGCGAGGAATGCACCGTGCTTGAGCGAGACGGAGTAGCCGAAGTCGAAGCTCATCCATGCAGCGAAGAACAGGACGGCGAGGCCGATCTTGGCCCACATCCGTCCTGTGGCGTCGAGATCACCGATGATTTCGGTGATGAACTTATTGATGCGAGTCATGATTTTTGTCTCCGAGGGCTAGGAGACGCGAGCACTGTTAGAAGCGGATGCGGGTGCCGATGCGGGCGACGTCGACGGTCGGCTTGTACGTCACGCCGCCAAGGTCTTCCGCCTTGAACTCGGTGCGCGCCCATTCGGCAAAGAGATTGACGGGGCTTTCACCGAGCTTGATTTCGAGGCCGAGGCCGTAGACGAACCCGCGCTTGGCGTCGGAGAGGTCTTGCAGCTTGAAGGTAGTGCCGCTGTATCCGAGCAGACCGTAGAGATCAGCGCCAGCGTTGACGTGGTAGGTGAACTTGGCGGCTGCCGTCCAGATGCCGGTATAGCTGGCGTCAGTACCGAAGAGGGATGCCTTGGCGTTGGTCCAGTCATAGCGAGCGAGACCGCCGATCGAGAACGGGCCGGCGAGGCGATAGTCGAAGCCAGCTTCCACGCCGACCTGATAGTCCTGCGAGCCGAGATCGATACGGATCGGGCCGCTATCAAGCTGAGCCGCATTGAAGTTGGCACCGATGGAGGCGCCGCCGAACCACGAGAGCGGCTTGACGTTGCCTTGGGCGTCGATCTTCTGGGGCGGGCCACCGAGGTCGGCGGCGATGCCGGGGCGAACGAGATAGGCGAGGCTGAGAGCGGCGAGGGCAACGAGGCCCGCGACTTTGAGTGCTGTGCGGCGCATGCGCGTATGCTCCGTTGTTGTCTGGCGTTAAGGGTTGGGCCTAAAAATCGCCCAACGACGCGGGCATACACATGGATGAAAGTGATCGAGCGTCAGGGTTTCGCGTACGAGTCCGAGATCACACAACGGCCCTGGGGAAACCTAGGGCCGTCTGCTTTTCAGTGCCAAGTCAGGTTGAAGTGCTGACGCTGCCGGCGCTCTTTGGTGATCGAGGCGATGACGTATGCCGACACAGCGAGTTGATCGAGGTCGGCTTCCTCACGGATTGCAGTGAGGTCGAGATCGGGAATGGGTATCCCGTGGGATTGGAGTTGGGCGACGAGGGCGTACAGGAACGCCTCAAGTCGATCTGCTTCGGCGTTCAGGGCGCAATTCCGGCTTGAGTGAACCGCTAAGGTTCCTGGGCCGTGTCTGCTGACGGCTACGCGACCTGTCAGCTAGAGGCGGGTGTCCTTTGGGATGTGCTTAGGCTGATTTGCGGGATTTTATCAACCGTTGCCGCTTGACTTTTGCACAGACTCAGGCGGTGCGGGTCTAAAAAGCAACGGCACCCCGAAGGCGAGGCCGATGAATAGCGCCACCGTCTCCCACCTAGGCTCTGTGAACGTCAGGTAGGATATTGTCGCGCCAGCAGCGCACAAGAAGCCCGCCCGAATTTCGGCCGCTGTTATCTTGATCACGCTGCCGCCTCCACCATTGCTACCGGCACCGTAGCTTCGGTGAGCGTTCCAAACAAGGACACCATGACCTTAATGGACTCGCCGTTCTTGGCGGTCTTGTGGACCATGGCAGGCTGGCCGCTGAAGGGGCCGTCGACGATGCGTACCTTGTCGCCGGGATAGAGGCGGCGGGATGGATCAGGTGGAACCTGGGGCTTGGCGACGTCGGTCAAAGCTCCGATGTGCAGTCGTTCGGTGTGGGATAGCGCATAGGGCATGCCGTTCCTGTATAGCGCCCCGGTGATGAGGGGACGGCAGGCGTGGTTGAGGGAGTAGATATCCCGCCATGGGGTCATGAACCGATCGCAGCCGACGAACACGTAGCGCGGCCAGAGGGGATAGGCTTTGACCTCCTTCTCGGTCCTCGCTTTCTTGCTGGCATGGCCGGTCTTGCGGGCATCGTGCCAACGGTACTCGACGGGGATCATGGTGGAGAGGCCGAGGTCTCTGAGGGCCTTTTGGGCGACGAGTTCGCGTTGGGGAGCGGTGGTGAGGATGTGCCAGATCATGATGCCGATCCTTCATCGTTTGATTTCTTGCGGTCTGCGACTGCCGTCACAGCGCGCGCAATGCGCTTCATGACGGCTTCGGCTTCGATGTCGTCCAACTGGCTCATGGCGCGCTCCTTCGCGTCCAACTCAGCTTGGAGCCGCCGCAACCCCTCGAAGTAGCTTTCGGAAAAGACCGGAACGCCCATTATGCGAACCCCACGATAGAAGCGATGATGATGAGAATGACGCCAAAGGCGAAGAGGTAGTCGTCACGGAGGATCATGGCTGCTTCCTCGCGTAGCGGTCGATGAAAGGCTTGGCCTTCGCCTTGCCGAGCACAAACGATAACGCCACCGAGTTGAGTTTGATGTCGCACTTCCAGCAGAGCGGCATGTGTTTGTTGTTGACGGCACAGGCTGACCACTGGTGAACGGCAGGAGCGCCACACCTGAGACACTTGCAGCGTTTGATGCCGCGTGCGGTGTAGGGCTTTCGCCTCATTCCTTCGTCTCCTTGGCTGGGATCGGTGAGTAGTGTTCGGCAGCGAGCCAGCTTTGCTCTTCACGTTTGGCGCGGGCCTCAAGAACGCGGCGGGGCTTGCCTGCCTGGACCTTGTGAACCCTGACGAGATGGACGCGGCCGTCAGGGTCTTCCTTGAGGCGGATGTTCTTGAGGGCGAAGCGGAAGGTCATGGGCGTCTCTCCACCGTCACTTCCCATTTGTCGTCGTAGTCTCTGAGGCCAGCCCTGAGCAGCTTATTCAAAATGATCGGATGGACCTTGAAGTGGCTGCACCAGTGATTTGTTGAGACCAATGCTTGCGTCGGGTCTGGATACGGCTTGGACGCAATGTCCGGCGTGTATGGTGGCGATGCGTAGTGACACCAGCCTCGATATTCCTCAACTGCGTCTGGATCGGTCAGATAGTAGCAAAACCCGCACTTCTCGCCGTTCGGTCCCATCTCACTTCTCCAATCCAGGGCGGCACGGACGGGCGACGATCTCGCAGCGGTGCTCATTCGGCAGAACTTGCCCAACGATGCCGTTGGTCGGCGGAACCGACGAGCGCGAGCACTCGATCCGCTCCACCTTGGCGTTCTTGAAATCCATGTACTTCTCGCCGTCCCTCCACCTGACGTTTGCCATCCAGTGCTTTTCAGCAGCGGTGCGGGCGGTGTCTTCCGAGAGAGCTTGATCGCCTACGGCTTGGAGCGGTGCCTTGCAGTGCGATGACTCTTCCAGCTTCTCGTGCCTGACGATCACATCCCTCTTCACGATGACCCTAGCCGGGGCGTGCTTGACCCATGCTCTGACCTGGGGAGGCTTAGGCTTAGCTTCACGAGGCCAGCACTCGTCCTTTGTGGGGTCACACCATCCAGCACAGGCGGAGGTGGTAGAGGCGAGAAGGATTGCGATTGCGATTCTCATGCGTCACCTGCTGCCTGCATCTTGCGATCGTTGCCGCGATTGAGTTCGTTCCACCGCTTGCGGGCGATGCCGGTGATTGTCTCAAGGCGCGACGGCCAGCACCATTGCGCGGCGGCGTAGGGCCGGACGGCTTCAACAGCGGCCTCAATCTGCGCCTCTGTCTGCGCCGTCGCAGCTTCGCGGCAACGGGCAGCGAACCACACTTCGAACGAGGCGACCGGAGACGGAAAGCGTTCGCCGTTATCGCTGACAGCCCGCATCAGTAGGCCCCCGTCTTCGAATAGCGCTCGTATTCCCGCATGTAGGCCCAATCGCTCGATGTGCGGTCTTCGGCTTGCTTCTTCGAAATCGCGATGTAGACGGCGCGCTCGAGTGGCGGCTTACCGTCGCGCTCGATGATCTGGACGATATCGGCCGGGGCCGGGAGTTCGTTGCAGCGCTTGAGGTAGACCGCGAACGCCTGCTTGATCTTGTCGATGGGGTAGTCCGCGAGCACGAGCTGAAACATCGCGTTCACAGCGTCGAAGTCGTCGGCGTCACGCCCGTAGAGTTTCAGCGACCGGAAGCACTGTGTGAGCATCTGCGTCATCTGCTGTCTTCCAGCTTGGTCGTGCAGCAAAGACGGTGACGTTGTCGTGCATGGCTCGGTCGACGGCAGCTTTGAGCCGTTCGGATTTTGAGAGATTACGGGAAGGGCGGCTCCGATCTGCTGCATCTGGCGTTCCTTGGGCTGGCGCGTATCCGCCGTCGTGAAGTTTCGAGAAGGATTTGGGCTGGCAGACGAAGTCGAGGTCGGCTCGAAAGCGGTGCTCGGTGAGGCCCCGTAGGAACGGGGTGTCGAGGTTCACGAGGGCCTTGGCCCATCCGTCTTGCCCGAAGTCTCGGAGACGGGCGTTGATGCGCCGTCGTCGGTCGGGTGTGAGCTTGCTGGCTTGCGGTAGTCCGAGAACAAGGGCTCGGTCGTTGTAGGCTTCGAAGGCCTTTAGGGTTTCAACGTGAGAATTCGCCTCGAGCGATTCCCGCCCCCCATCGGGGGGTAGGGGGGAATCTTCCTTCTTTATGGTTCTTGGTTCTGGTTCTATAGAGGCGCATTGATTTTGTTCGATCTTTTGCGCCTCGATCGTGCCATCGATCGTGCCATCGATCGCAGGATCGATCCCATCATCGATCCTGCGATCGATCAGTACGGCACCGTTGGTTTCGGCATTTTTCGGAGCCTCCGCTCGAGGCTGAGCAGTTTCCGGCGCTCTGCCTTCGTCGCCCCGATCAGGCGTTGAGACAGTCCGTCCTTTGCCGGCTGCTGCTTCGGTTGCTGCGGCGAGCTCGTGTTCGGCTCGGTCGTTTCCATATCCGTTTTCATGGCGTGTCACCTTGCCGAGCACCACGAGGCGGTCGCGGATGCGCTGGTAGGACTTGAAGTTGAGGCTCATCATCCGGGAGGCTTCGGCGTCGTCGAGCGGGACGCGCCGGCCGGTGGTCCAGATGTAGACGCACATGGTCACGTAGACGCCACGCTCGTCCGCCTTGAGCCCGGCGCAACCAGTGAACCAATCGTTGGCGTAGAAGCGGACGAACGGTGGCGTGCTCATTGCGTCGCCTCCATGACTTCAAGAGAGCGAACGGGACCGACGAACTCGCCATCCGACTTGATGCCGTTGCACGTCAGGCAGGCCAGCGTGACGTTGTCAGGCATGTAGAGCCCGCCCTTGGCGCGCGGGACTATGCGATCGACCGTCGGCCAATGCGGGTAGTGGCCAGTCTTGCGGCCGCACAGTTCACAGACGCCGCCGAAAGCTGCGATCACGCGCCTACGAAACGACGGTGAGCATTTATTGCCAAAGCGCTCGTTGATACCGGACATGACGATCACTCGATGTTGAGGCGGACGGCGTTGCAGTAGGCTTTGACTTCCTCGGCGGTTCGCCGGATGCGGTTCGCGATCTCCGAGGCGTTCATTCGGGCGGAGGCCCAGAACAAAATCTCGCGGCGCTCTTCTCTGGATAAATCGCTTGACGTGTTGCGCATTGGACGCAGGTCTAGTATTGCTTCGGTCATGTCAGCAGCTCCTATGCTGGCTAAGTTGAGTACGCACTTCGACAAACGGGTCGCTCCGGGCAGAGCGGCCCGTCATTCGTTTCAGGTGGTCTCGGTCATGAACTCGTTGACAGCCGCGTGCTTGTGGGCCTCGGCACGGATCACTTGCTGTACGGCGAGACTGGTGCGGGAAACGGTTGGCTTGGCGACGGCTGGCAAAGCGTAGTTGCGCTTGCAGCAATCCTCGCAATAGGGCGCTCCGTCGAGCGGCTTACGACCGCAAAAAATCTTGCGATCCGCTTTGAACGGCATGTGCTCCGCAACGATGTTCGCGCAATGAAGGTTGCGGTCGAAGTCGGTATAGCTGACGGTTGCCTTGATGCCAGTTGTCGGCGGCAAAGGCAGCGCCGGCGTCTCCTTCAGGAGAGCACGTAGTGGCGTCTGCGCCGCCTTGCGGACTTGAACCCGAATAGGTGTTGGACGGTGCATGACCCGCTTGGGACGTGCCGTTGCGGGGCCTTTACGATATGGCAATTTCATACGGCGAACGCGGCCGATGACAGCATTGCGTGTCACGCCGCCGATCTTGTTGGCGATCTCAGACGCCGAGTATCCCTGTTCCCAGAGCTTTTCGACTTCCGCTGAGCGCTCTTCTGACCAGCTGTAATCCATACGCGTTTATCCTTTGGGCGAAAGGAAGGGGCATTCGCGCCCCTGAGTTTGGGAGGAAGCTAACGCGAACAGCAGAGCGGATGGTGCAATCGGCAGGGCTCCCGCTCCCGTCCTTTGCGTTAACAGCGCAAAGGAACACCATCCGCTCAGCAGTTCACGCTGAGACGCACTTGCACGGATACGCAAACAGGGAAGGATGGAGCGAGCCGTCCTAAATACTCGACCCCTTAGACGGCTCGCTCTTGCCGGTGATGACGCGCGGTGCCACGACCGGGGACTGTAAGGTGGAGCGCCCGGCCGGATTTGCACCGGCCATCAGATCGGTTGGCTGCCAACCTGATGCCATCTTGGCGGGAGTAGACACCTCGGCTGATGACGGCAGACTCGGACGGGCCGCGCTCCCGGCTGGCAGGGGTTACCAGCTATCCGCCGTCATCAGCGAAAGTGTCGCTCTGTACGCTAGGTTACGAATTCAGGTTACGTGTGCGATGATTTCCCTGTACGCTTCGGACAGGAGCGAAGCGTCCGCCTGCTCCAACCCAAACAGTCCCTCAGCGTCGATCTTCCAACCGCGCTTGCGCGCCTCAATCAGAAGGCGAACGTGATATGACGGGGGGATACCGCGCTCGATCCAGTTGCAAGCCGCGTTCTGACCAACCCCGGCCCACCTAGCCAATTCCGCAGTGCCGCCGAAGGCAGCGACCACATCGTCAGTTGTGCGAAGCGTCGTTTCCATGTGCGGATTAAACTCACATTTCGTGAAGTAGTCAATGCAGGACGTGGGGTTCTTCACAACGTGTGTGGAGGTGTTAGGAACCGGGCATGTCTAGAAAACAGGCTGCCGAGTCTCTGAAGCGCCATGCGGGCGACGTCTTCGCGTCACCCGCATGGCGCTCGGCATGCAACAAAACGAATTCGCAAAACGCGCTGACATCGCAGCAAACACCTATAGCATGTACGAGTCCGGTGATCGTCTCCTGACGGTTGAGTCCGCTCTAGCGCTGTGTTCCGCGCACAGCTTGACTATGGACTGGCTGTTCCGGGGCATCCCCGGCGACCTCCCCCACAAGCTCGGTAATGCTGTCATGGCGCTAATGGACGTTCAATAGTTCGTCTCCCACAATCAGCGACGTGCGGTTGAATTTTTTCCTGCGCGAGAATTGTGTTTCCCGACAAATGGTTGTTAGTTTCCCTGTGAAAGTTATTCACAGTCTGTGAGTTTTTGTCATTGACTACTTCACGTTTTGTGAACTATCGTCCTTTCATCACCGGCCGACACCGCAGACACTCACAAACGCGGGAAGCCACTCAACTCAGGTCGGCCGGTGTCTCTTTTTCCCTCTCTGCCCAAGAGGCCAACCAATGAACGGTTCCGACGCCATCCTCCTTGAAGAGATCGAGATCGACCTAGCCCCTGACGCGGTGGTCCTGCTCGATGCTCTTGCTCACATCGATTGGTACGTGCACGGCGGTGAACTGACCTGGCGCATCTCGTCATGGACCGATGCCAAGGGGTGCAAGTTCTACGACTGGGCTGAGAAGGAATTGGCCCGCCAGCTTGGCGATGACGTGTTCCTCTACAAGCGCAGCTACATCGAGCGCGAACTGATTGAGCGCAACGGGATCGTCTTGGGCGATGCCAACGCAGAGCACCGCCACTCTCAGCGGGAGTTCGTCTGATGCCAGCTTGGTCCTTCGAAGATTTCGCAACCACGGTACTGGCGCTGATCGGCCTCTGGTTCCTCATGCGCAGCGCGATTGATTGGTTGTGCCGCAAGTGCGTCGTTGACGACGGGAGACGGTGATGGAAAACGCAATTTCAGGTTCGATGAACATTCACCGATGCGCTCGCATCGTCTTTCAGCGGTACACGCCAGACAACGCCAACGCGGTCAGTTTCACATTTGCCAGTCACGACGGCTATTCGGACTTTGACGTGACGGTCTTTGACCTTCCGACCGAACTTGCTGAGCGATTTGCAGCGGCATTGCAGGCGCTTGAAGTCAAAGAACCAGAGGCGGCGCTGTGATGGAGTTCCCTGTTGCCGAAGTGCTTGGCGTTATCGCCGTAATCATTGTGACCGCAGCATGCACGGCATGGCTGATTGACGAATGAGTTTCTGCTGAGCCGAGGGCTAAGGGCTCAGCAGTCAACGGGGCGGCTCCGAAGTAGCGGGGTTATGGAGCCGCCCCGATCCAATTCAAACGGAGGGTGTGATGAGCAATTTGGTCGCGCATGCGAAGCGTGAGCTTGAACTTGCGAAGATGTTTGGCGAGGGAGATTTCTACGGTGGCATGATGGGTAACGCCGTCATGAAGCTGATCGAAGTGTTCTCCGAGGAGGGGCACAGCGGCATGTCGGCATCGATGGCTATCAGCATGTTTGAACGGCTTGCACGCTTCGAGCCGCTCACGCCACTGACCGGCGAAGACTCCGAATGGGTTGAGGTTGGAACGGGCGTCTTTCAGAACAACCGCTGCAGCCACGTATTCAAAGAGAACGGCGCAGCATACGACAGCGAGGGGCGGATTTTCCGCAGCCCTGACGGCACCTGCACAATGCGACGCGACAGCCGCGTAGCGGTAACGTTCCCCTACACGCCGAAGCGCGAATACGTCGATGTGAACGACTAACCGAACGGCGCGCCCGCTCTCACCCGATCAAAGTGTCACCGGGTTTCCAACGAGAGCGGGCGTCTGCTTAGGAGAGAGACAATGCAGAAGTACATTCTTGGCGGAGGCGACGGACGGCAACCTGTTCCGGCATCCTTGATGGAGTGGGCGGAATGGTTTGAGCGTAGCGAACGCCACGTTGCCAAAACACAGATCGGGGAGGCCACCGTCTCGACTGTGTTCCTCGGCATCGATCACGGTTTCGGCGGCGAACCTTTGCTGTTTGAAACGATGATCTTCGGCGGCAAGTTTGACGGCTACCAAGAGCGCTCAGCGACATGGGCTAAGGCCGAAGAACAGCACCACGCCGCATGCGCAATGGCACGCGGCAAAATGGACGCGTAGCTCAATGGATAGAGCACGAGGCTTCGAACCTCGGGGTTGCAGGTTCGAGTCCTGCCGCGTTCGCCACTTTCGATAACGGAGACTCCCAATGGCAGACGGTAACGCAGTGGCGGTGCAGCCGGTGAGGCTGCCGACAGTAACGGAAGTCGAGCACGCCGCATTCTCATCAATCATCGAGCGAGCGGCGCGTGATCCGAGCGTTGACATCGCCAAACTGGAACGGCTGGTCGAGCTTCAAGTCGATGCGGAGAAGCGGCGCGCTAAGGCGTCCTATCTTGCGGCAATCGCCAAGATGCAGGCCGAACTGCCGGCCGTTGCTCGTCGCGGCACGGCGCACAACAACAAGAAGTATGCACGCCTTGAAGACATCATCGAGGCGGCAAAGCCGGTTCTTTCAAAGCACGGTTTTTCCCTCACGTACCGCATCACGCAGACCGACAAGACCATGACCATCGTCGGGGTGCTCGGCCACGAAGACGGGCACACTGAACAGACCGACATGACGTTGCCGGCCGACAACAGCGGCGGCAAGAACATTGTGCAGGCTTGGGGATCATCCGCGACCTACGGCAAGCGATACGTCGCGCTGACACTGCTTGGCATTGCGACTGAGGACGAAGACGACGACGGCAAGGCGGCTGGCGCGAAGCCGGTCGCAGACAACACGCTCGCGCATCTGAACACGCTGATTGCCGACACTGGCGCTAGTGTCGAGTGGATCTGCAATCATTATTCGGTCGGGGAGCTTGGCGACCTGACCGGGCCGCAGATCGCAGAGGCCATTGCTGGTCTGGCCGCTCGCAAGAGGGCCAAGAAATGACCGAGCAAGGATCAGACGAATGGAAGGCGCTACGCCTCGGCAAGGCTACGGCCTCCCGAGTGTCGGACATATGCGCCAGAACGAAAACCGGATGGGGCGCATCGCGTGCCAACTACGCGGCGCAGCTCGTGGCAGAGCGCCTGACGGGAAACGTGGCCGAGAGCTATTCTAATGCCGCGATGGAATGGGGCAATGCGACTGAGGGCGAAGCCCGCGCTGTCTACTCGTTCTTCCAGGGCGTAACGGTTGATCTGATCGACTTCGTGCCGCACCCGACCATTGAGATGAGCGGTGCAAGCCCTGACGGCTACGTCGGAACGGACGGCCTTGTTGAGATCAAGTGCCCCAACACGGCAACCCACATCGACACGCTGCTCGGCAAGTCGGTGCCGGAAAAGTACATCCTGCAAATGCAGTGGCAGATGGCATGCACGGCGCGGCAATGGTGCGACTTCGTCAGCTATGACCCACGCATGCCTGAGAACCTGCGGCTGTTTGTCAAGCGGGTGAACCGCGACGACGTTCTGATCTTGGACTTGGAAGACAAGGTTCGCGAGTTCCTTGCCGATGTCCATGCAAAGACGGTCACGCTTCAGGAGATGGCCGCATGAAGTGCCATTGCGAGCTGTGCGGCGGTTTGATCGGTTCCTATCGCTGCTTCGATCCGGTCATTGGAATTGTTTGGACGTGCCGGAGTTGCCGGTTTCCACGAGTAACGGAGAGAGACAATGCACCACGACACACGCATGCTGCTCAAGGCAATGGATCAGCGGGATCGGGAACGGGCGGCGGTGCGAGCGCAGGCCCGACAGGATCTGCGGCGATCAACGGACGAGTGCCAGCAACGCGCGCTTTGGATGGCAGAGCACGGTTACGGGTGGGAAGAAGTAGCGGCGTGTGGCGTCTCTCGTGAACTGGCTCGTGCACTGGTGTTGGGGGTGTGACATGACCGACAAGCCGGAACTGCTCACCAGCATAACGATCAGGATCGATTGGGCTGATCAGGGTGGCCTGTCTCTCGTCGCCGGCGACAGGCTGGTCAAGGCGGTCGAGACGGAAGAACAACTTGGCGCATTTCTGCCGGGGTTCCTGAAGGCTCTTCGCGGTCAAGCGCGGCACATCACGATCCCCATTGAGGATCACAACAAGCTGCTCGAATACCGCGATCAGGTGCGGCGCATGGCACGGCCGTCGAGCACGCGCGGCATGGCGGCGCGGTTGTCGCCAGCGCCAGAGTTGGCCGTCGATGACCCGACCGGAGAGATTGAAGACGAGAACGTCGAACCGCTGGCGGGGTGGCGAGCGAAACTAGGCTTCGGGGGCAAGCAATGACCCGCGCCGTCGTCATCTTGGACAGCCCGCGCAATCGGGACAAAGCGTGCGATTGGATCGTGAAAGCGCCACGCAACACGCGCGTCGAGTTCAAGTTGGCGAAACGGTCACTCCCCCAAAACGCGCGCATGTGGGCCATGCTCACCGACGTTGCGTCTCAGGTGACATGGCACGGTCAGAAGCTCACGCCTGATGATTTCAAGCTGATCTTCCTAGACGCTCTCAAGCGTGAGGTCCGCATCGTGCCAGCGATCGATGGCAGAGGCTTCGTGAACCTAGGCCGCTCGTCTTCCGACCTATCCAAGCAGGAAATGGGTGACCTGATGGAACTGATTGCAGCATTCGGAGCGGAGCATGGCGTCCGCTTCAAAGAGGTCGGCAGCAGTGCCGATAACCAGCCGCACAGCGGCGCAACCTAGAGGGCCACATGGCTAAGAAAGCAACGAAAGCGAAACCGGCGAAGGGGATCACGTCTGGCGGCGGCAACGTCGTGAAGGGCAACAAGATCACCAAGACGAAGAAGACCGGCCGCAAGGCGGCGTAACCAGGGACGGTCTAACCTCCCGCGTTCTCGTGGTTGGAATTGGGACGAGAGCGCGGGAGGGAGGATCGAAAGGATATGCGGGACAGCACCAAATGCAGACGCATCGTTGTCGATGCGCATGCGGTGAAGAACCCGGCCGGTCGGCTGGTTCTCATCTGCCATTGCTGCGGCGCTGTGATCGACGTGATCAAGGACACGAAGCGCTGGCGAGCCGACCATATCCGCCGCTACGCGGAAGGCGGGCAAGACACGCCCGAAAACCTGTTTCCGATCTGCCTGGACTGCGACACGGGCAAAGACGGCAAAGCCGCGAACGACGCGCGCGAGGTCGCAAAGGGCAAGCGGGTGATCGATAAGCATTTGGGCATCAGGACCAAGCGTCCCTTCCCAAAACACAAAGATCCCTGGGGCAAGGAGAGGCGGCAATGAAGTGGCTGATGGAAACGCAGACGGTCCGCGTGCAGCGCATATGGCTCTATGTGGCATACGTCAGCATAGGCGTTCACATCATCAAGGGCGTCGTCGCGGTCGGAATGGCGCTGCGGTGAACTACGACACGTTCAACCGGCGTTGGAGGGATCAATGACGACGAGAGAACTAGAAGCGGTCGCTAGGGCGATTTACGAGAACGACGTTCGCACACAGCAGCCACCGATCAACAACTACCCGTGGGAAAACCAGAACGAAACCTCTCGTTCTGTGTATCGCGACATGGCCCGCGCTGCTCTCTCTGCAATACGAGAGCCTACGGAGAGGATGAGGAACGCCGGCGCATACGCATCCCGCGAGCAAGGCTCATTCGAGCCTTCACCGGCTTTTCGCGCGATGATCGACTCCATTCTGGATCAGGGGGAACAGGGATGAGCGAGATCAAATACCTCATCGTTAGCGAGGCGGCAGACGCGCCGCTGGCAGACTTCGCCCGCGCCGAACTGCTCGAAGCAAAGGCCGGAGCGTTGAGTGACTTCGTGATCGAGTGGAATGGGGAGCGGGTGAAGAAGATCCGCAGAGGGTTCGAAAACGCCTGCCAACGGGCGGGGCTCTCAGGTGTCACCCCTCACGATCTGAGGCGCACGTCGGCAACCTGGCTGGATGAAGCCGACGTTCACATGGAGCGGATCGCAAAGCACCTGGGGCACAGCAATCCGAACGTCACCCGTAAGGTGTATGCGAGGGGGTCAGTTGACGTTCTCAGGCCCGGAGCCGCTGTCATCGACATGAAGCTCGCTAGGCGGAAGTAACATCATCGGTGCAAGTTTCCACGAACAATAGAACGCGCCTGGAAGCGGTAAGCACGAGACCCACTCGGGCGCACCAGCCATCATCAGCGCAAGCGTTGCCGCCAGTGACGACATGCCAATCAGGAACGGACGATATATGTCCGACCACATGCGCAGCCGATGCACGCGGTTCATGGCGTCGATTTCCTCGCGATGACGGCGCTCTATCTCGCGTTCTACGGTATCGAAGAACGACTGTTCAGAGTTGTCCATAGCACCTCCCTAATGTGGCAAACCAAGCAGGGATCGAACCTGCGACTTCCCGATTAAAAGTCGGGCGCTCTACCGCTGAGCTATTGGTCCTTTGCCGATCCACTGCCGTTCGCCGTCCACAAACACCGCCGCTATGCGGCCTTCTGCAAACATCGTCTCCAAGACCATTTCAAGCAACTGGACGCCATCGCATGAGAACTGCGGGCAAGCATCGTTGAAGCGTGCCTTTGTGCTGTCGAGGCGACAAGCTGAGTCATCTGAATTCCAGTGCGAGCACCTGCGACATTGGATAAACCGCATCAACACCCGCTCGTCACCAATCGACACATATGAAGAACTGCGCCATTCGTTCGAACGATAGTTGCGATGCCGCTCCGGCAATCGTTGGCGACGGCGAAGAAGGTAGATGTCGTGTTGCCCGTAGTTGGTCCCGGCAATCCGGTTTATTCCTGCCGCGATGTCCCATGCGGGCATGCCGAGCATCCAGTTGTGGGTCAGGAAGTACACGGCTTCCACCGGAAGAACTGCACGCGGCATTTTACGAAGTGCTCCCCTGTCAACCTTCACCCAATGCACTCTGGATGCACTTGCAAACGATCCAGGCTTGACCAATGCCGCCACCACCTACTGCATAAGCGAAGCGATCAGCGGGAAGACCGAGTTCTTTCCTTGCTGCGTCTACGTCCATGATCGCCTCCCTATTTCCTGACGGCAATCGCAAGCATGTGCGTTCGCCCCATCTGCTGCATCGACTTCACGTAGCGGTTGCCCGTCGTAACGATGCAGTAGTCATTCGTTACGACTTTTTCGTCCAACACAGCGCCGGTCTCCGCGTCTGTGATTGTCACCTTGACGGGCCGATCATGCTCTCGGTCTATCGCTGGCAATCCCGCCTCCTATTTGAACACGCCGCACGAGGCTTCGCGCCTAATGCCGTCTTGTGGATCAAATGTGCCGTGCTTCTCAACGCAAGCCTTGCACCTGTAAACTTCGCGATCTGGCGTCGGCGGATGGCCCGTGAAGATCATGCGCCACGCCGCGCCGCGTTCGCACTTCATGAACCGTCCGCAGCATTCGCAGTTCAGCATCGGACCCTCCCCTTTAGACAGCGCGCATCGCTTCGTCGCGCGCCTGATTGAGTTCTGCCATCGCCGCCTGCGACCCTCCCGCGTCGGGGTGAGCGCTTCGAGCTTTGGCGCGGTAGGCTTGCGAGATTTCATCATGCGACGCACCTCGCCGGACGCCGAGAATATCCCAGCACGATTTTGGTGCGGGCAACGCCTCGAACGCCTGCACGGCCCGTTCCAACATTTCCGACGCACCCCACCGATCAATGCCGCGAACAGCCTCAATGGTTTTCTCGATGGCGCGCATGTTGTCTTCGATCTTCTGCCAACGGTCACACGCGAAAACCATCTGTTTACCGCGTCGCAGAAAGTAGACGGCAACGCCGCGATCATTCGGCTGGCGCATGTTCGCGTAGGGGATGCCGTCCTGTCGCAACGGCACGTTGGTCGATAGGACGATATGCGTGCCGCCGAGCAACTTGATTTCGCGGAACAGGTTGTCGCGCACGACGGCGAATGACGCCACGTCGAACCGTGACGGCTGCGGCGTGCGCGTTCGCGGCCATCCGATAGGCCAGTGCAGCGGATATGCCTCAGCGCCCGTCGCCTTCACAACTCGTCTCCGTTGTTCACTTCAAAATCTCATCGAGCAGACGGTTGCGGATGCGCTGGATTCTAGTCCATTCGTCTTGCAGTTCTCGTGATGGCGGCTCGTCGTCCTTCCACAGCACCGCAGCGCGCGATTGAGCGGCTAGCATCTCATCAATCGCAATCGCCCATTCTGTCGCGCGATCCATCGCACCCTCCTCACTTTGCCGGGCCGAAATTGCCGCGCTCTTGCGACATATAGGTTTCGGCTTTCGTGTTGATCTTCGTCGGTTCGGTCGAGCGGCGGTGCCAGTCATCGGCATCGACCCGCACATCGGAGCCGACGCGCTCGCTCACGCGGTTGAACTTGTCCATCGTGGCCTTGCCGAGATCGACGCCGCAACGGAATGCCAGAATGTCGAGATACGTCACCACGTCGGCCAACTCGTCGGCCACGTCCTGACGTGCCTCGTCGAGTGTCATATCACCGCGCTCGATTTTCTTGATCAGGTTTGCCAGCTCCCCAAGCTCCCCGGTCACGGCGTTGCACCACGCCGATAGCTTCCAGTCGCTGCCGTCCGGCTCGCTGTGCGCAGGCTCGCCACGTCGATTTTTGAATTGCGGCAGTCGCGCCCTGTTGGCCCCGCGCAGCGTGTTGAAGGTCAGTCCGTCCGTCATGTAGCCCATCTGATTATCGCTCCCTAAATGCCTGCCAGCTTCCGGCAAATGTCAGCCGCTTCGTTGGCCGCGTTCTGTATCCACTCCTGCGGCGTCTTGCCGTCGTGATACGGGTACGCCGACGCTTCGTCCTGCCATTCGTTCGTGTGGTGGTACGCTTTGCCTGCACACGCCACGGCTGACAAAATCTTGTCGATGTACGCGCTGCCAGTCGGTTCGAAGCCGTAATAGTATGCGTCCATCCGCATTTCGGTTTTGTCACTCGTCGTCGCGTGGATTGCCACCATCCCGTGCCAGTCCTCCGGCCGCTTCGTGATGCAGTGGCCAGCAATGCAGATCGTCAACCCGCCTTGCGCCGTGATCGACACAACGTCTTGCGGCGCGAACATGCTAGCGCCTTCACGCTTGAAGACGTGAACAACCTTGTCGGTGTTCTCCGCTTCGCCCTTTCCGTCGCTCAATTTCGCCTCCCTCTTACAAAAGATCCCACACCGACAACAGCGCCGCGATAGCACCAACGCAAAAGGCTGAGGCGTATCCTGGTCCGAACACGCTCGCGACGACAACTGACGCGCCGATAACTGCCACTGCCGATTTTATCCCGTGACGAGTCGTCAAACTTATCACCTCCCTCGACTATGCGTTGCCGGTTCGCACGCACGTGAATGCCATGTCCTGCTCAAGCGTCAATGTCCCGTTACACGTCGATCATGGTGCCGTCGCCGCGCGCAATGGCTCGGCCTTCGGCGGCGTATGACTTCATCAGCAACCGATGCGCGGCCACCTTGTGGCGGTGCGCCTCGTTGAGGTCTTGGCGCGCGACCGCAAGTCGCCACTGCTCATTCCGCGCGAAGAACCGACCGCGCAATTCGTTGATGCGACGGCCCAGGCGCGTCGGCGCTTTCCAGTTCGGGTTTTTGTCGTCCAGCATCACGCCTCCTACCTGCGTTTCGCCTTGCGGCGCTTCGTGATCTTGTTCGTCGGGCGACCGCTCGGGCCGAGAACGTCATACGCGAGCTTCTGATACCAGCCCTTCATTTCCGGCATTTGCAGCGCGCGCTTGTTCGTCAGGATTGCGCGGTCAGTCCATATCGGCTTGGCGACTTCGGGCGGCGTCCGCTCGTTCGGCTTGCGCCCGCCCTTCCTGCCGTTGGCTGCGGCTTGTCGAGGCGTCAGGCCCTTTCGCAGCTTGTTCATGCTCTCGCTCATCATATCGATGAGGTCATTCGCATTGGTCGAGCGGCGGCCCTTCCGATCAATGACAGCGCCACCCTTGGCGTGAACGTCTTTGAGACGCCGCAGGGTGTCGGTGATCTTCGGCCCGATGTCTGACAGTCGCTCGACTTTCACGTCCTCCCCCTCTCGCAGCCGGAAGATGATTTCATCAATAGCATGGTTCATGGTGCCTTGCACATAGCAAAGACGCCGCTTTATGGGAAAGACGAGATTTTTGCACAGTTGGGGAAAGACGGATTGCGCGGAACGACGCAAAGTGCTACTGGTTGCGTGTGATCCGATGCTTGTGTCTCGAACCGCGCCCGGCGGTATGGGACCGTGATCACCAGCCGGGCCGGATCACAGATCGAATTACGAAAGGCCGGTCACATCACCAAGACGGCCACCGAAAACGACAGGCTGGCGGCAAACACGCCCCAGCCTATCACTTTTGAAGCATGCTTTTGGCCGTCTCCAGCGCGCCTTTGCGGTCGCCGCTCAACCACATGGCCAATAGGAGCACGCCGAGGCCGGCGAAGTACGGGAGCGCTGGATTCGACAGCAACGCCTTGACCATATGCCCCCATGACTCTTGCTGGGCTTTCTGCTCGGCCTCGATCATAAGAGCACGCCGGTCCAACTCGTCCGTTACATCCTGCAAGATATCTTGCAAGTCGTGCAAGTGCAGCCTCAAAGTCTGGATCTCGTGTGTAGTCCATCCGCTCCACGGCTCGCTGTGGGCCGGTGGCGGCGGGTGCCATGTGTCGTGCTGCGGCGGAAGCCTGCGATGTGGCATGTGCATGTGCGCTCATGGCGTGCTCTTGGGTTAAGTGATCTCTACGCACGCACGCGAACGCCAGCGAACTTAGGCGGATCGGAACACCAAGCGTCTCTAGCGACGTTGTTGCCTGCCACCTGCCGCAATGTGTCGGCCGTATCATTGCGGCTAGGCCGTATCGCTTCCCAACTCCTGCACACCTTGGGGCTCAGGCTAGTCTCGGAGTTCGCCTCGCTTTTCGAGCAGGCGCACAGCATCACTGGCAGCAGCAGCACGCCGATTGGCTTGAGCTTTGACATCCTTTTTCTCAGCCTGTTTTTCGACGCGCACTTCATGCTTCTCGATCACGCGGTTGTCGTGCTGCCAGAGCCATGCGGTCCACAGCATGCCAAAGGCGATCAATGCCGCCATGCTTGCCCCTGCCCGTGTTGCCAGTAGCGCAATCATGCAGCCCGTCTCCTTGCCCAGATCAGAAGCACCACGAACGGCACGATCACGAACAGCGCCGGGAACATCCCCGGCCCCTTCACCCACTCGTAAGTTTGGAAGGCAAAGGTGCCGAGGTCCTTTGCGGTCTCGGTTTGGGCTTTCAGTTCCTTACCCTTTTCGAGCGCGATCTTGGGGTCGATCTTTGCTGCGGCGGGCTTTGCCTGGTCTTCGGTTTTGGTCGCAACCGCAGCGCCACCGCTGCCCGTCACCGTCGCACCAATCGCAATCAGCTCCTTGTTGTCCTTGATCGCATCCTTGATGACAACGCCAACCGGACGGCTTTCCTCAGCCGCCTGCGGCATGTCGTCGGCCCCCGGCATGTCGGACGTAAATAGCGCTGCCTCGGCCTTCCTGCGCCGCACTAGGCCCTTCAACACCACCTTCTTGCCGGTCTTGGGATCGCGCGCCCTAGTGAAGTAGCGGAACTCGTCGGCAGCGCCGAGGTAATCCCTGGCGTTCAGCTTCTTGAGCAGGGTGGACTTGGCAAGCGCGCCGGCCCCGACGTTATACGAGAACGATACCAGCGCATCGAATTGGCTTTGCGTGATGCTGACGGTGACGAGTTGCTGCACTGCCTTTTCATGCTTCACCATCTCGCGGGCGAACGCCGCATCAGCCTCGGCGCGCGTCCAATGATCGTCAGGCCCAACGCCTTCCGTCACCCCAAATCCGATTGTCCAAACGCCCGCGGGACATTTATACGACTTGCACGACCCATCCGGCTGAGCCTTGAGATAGCTCTCGAACTCTTGGATGAGGGCTAGGCCCTTGCTCGAAAGGTTCATGATCCCCTCACGCGATCAC